ACTCAAGGGCAGATTAAGTACACCGTGCTCCCCACCCGTAAGGCTCGGAAATCTGAACTGCTCATGAGCCGCACGAATGGCGTCCGCACCAACACTAACCGTAAGGGTCAGGCATACAGCGGACATGCCACACATGCACAGAATGCTGTGATGGAGGGCAATGCTGCTGCGTATTTCAAGACCAGCGGCTGATGGGGTAGAGTGTGCGTCCCCTCTGAGGCTTATGAGCACTTGGAGGGGACACGAATACAGGGTAGACGAGCAGCGGTGTTCGTGATCTTATGAGCACTTTGAGCAGTTGTTTATGCGCCCGTTTGTTATAGCGCGGGGCGCGGTGGCCCCCTATTTCAAAAAACGCTCACTACCCTAATCTATAACGACCCCAAAAAGCGCTCATAAAGCTTCACACGACTCAAAATTTTTTTCGCCAGCCAAAAACACTCAAAACCCCCTTTCATAAATTCTTAGAGATACTTTGAGTAATCATGAAAAGTCCCCTTCGATATCTTTATGAGAATGTGTATGGTACAGATATTACAATTGTTGATGAATGTACATATATCTTGATCTGTATTCAAGAGTGTGTTAGAATCTTATGGTCTAAAAAGACGAAATGAATATATAATGTTTGAGATGAACATTCAGAATACATGGAATTACAAATAGATCACTACGAAAAGGATTTACTTATTGATTGTATTCAACATCGTTTGGATACTGATAAGATTTTAATTATCAATGATTCTCTAAAGTCTGAGATTGAGGACCTGCTTGCAAAAGTAGAAGAGGAGTGTGTATAATATACTTGTAGATGGTTATGTAATTGCACAGAATGTTTCGAAGTGTGATTTGAAACATAAGGTGGAGATCATCAGAGCATACTGTAATCTTGAAGAAGATCTCAGATTTGCTAAGGTTACATACGTTCTAAATAATCCAGAAACCATTGCATGAATTGATTTGTAGTGGTAGAATAATTACGTCGCAATTCTAGTTTTATGTCAAAAGGATTTACAATTAAAGCAAACGCTCCGACTCCAAAGAAAAACGAGGATGATTTTGATATTGAAGCCGCGAAGGAAATGATTCGTGGTAAATCGATTATCTTCTGTCTTCCTGGACGTGGATGTTCATATATTTTTCTGAAGAATTTCGTACAGTTGTGTTTTGATCTTGTGCAGTCTGGTGCAAGTATTCAAATTTCACAGGACTATTCTTCCATGGTTAACTTTGCACGTTGCAAAGTACTAGGTGCAAATGTTCTTCGTGGACCAAAGCAGATTCCTTGGGATGGAAGACTGCAGTATGATTATCAACTGTGGATTGATAATGACATTGTATTCAACACTGAGGCATTCTATCGTCTTGTAGCAATGGATCGTGACATTGCGGCTGGTTGGTACATGACTGAAGATGGTCAGACTACTTCAGTTGCTCATTGGCTTGAGGAAGATGACTTCAAGAAGAATGGTGGAGTCATGAATCATGAGACTGGTGATACGATGAGTAAGCGTCGTAAGCCATTCACAGTAGACTACACTGGTTTTGGTTGGGTATTGATTAAGAAGGGTGTATTTGAGTCTCTAGAGTATCCTTGGTTCGCTCCGAAGATGCAAGTGTTTGACTCTGGAGAAGTTCAGGATATGTGTGGAGAAGACGTATCCTTCTGTCTTGATGCAAAGGCAGCGGGCTTTGAGATCTGGTGCGATCCTAAGATTCGCGTTGGACACGAGAAGACTCGTATTATCTGATCTTCGGCGCGTTAAAAAATCAATTTTTGGCGCGTATGTAAAACAATTGTGAGGTATTCAAAATGGCAACAAAAAAATCATCGTCTAACAAGGTAGTCATTGAATCGACACCTAAGAAAAGTCGTCAAGGAACTGGAAAGCATACTAAATATGCTGCCACCAGTCGAAATGGGGCACGTAAACGTTACCGTGGTCAAGGGAAAGGTTGATATCAACCAAAGGAAAAGTCTAAATAATTCAAATTAATCTAATTATACAGATGGCTGATTCAGATCCAAAAACATCACCTAATGCGGAACCAGAAGCACCTTCTGAAGCCAATGTTTTTTCTTATGATGTTGCTTCACAAGTTAAAGCCGCTCCAGAAGTAAAGCCAAATCCAAACTCTCCCCTAGCTGCAGGTTGATATGACCGAAAAAGAAGCGTATATTCATGAGTGGATCGCTGAAGTATCTAAACAACGTTTAGAATTAGGTGGTTTCGCCGTTTGTCCATACGCTTCTAATTCAAAAACTAGCATTGTAGAGACTCCTATCGATGACATCGTACCTGAGCCAGGTCATGATGTCATCGTTTTTATTGTAGAAAGTTTTTGGAGACCTGATCAAATTCAAAAATGGGTAGAATTTTACAACGAAAAGTTTACCTATTACAAATTCTTTGAAGATTTGTCAACAAAAGATACTTATATCAATGGCGTAAAGACTAATAATTCAAAATATAATTTAATTTTGTGTCAATCGAAGATTAAATTAAGTAAGATTCGTAAACAATTATCAAAATCAGAGTACTATAATTACTGGAATGAGGAATATTTGAAGGAAATCCTTGGTGATGACTACGAACTAGTAAAAGAAGACGACATTTCGGGATAGCAACCCCGTAAAAAGTTCTGATTTTTACAATCAGGAGCTAAAAATGTCCAATTTTCCAGTAGATAGAGACAAAAATTACATGTTTCAAACGTGGGGAACTACTAAACTCGTCACAGATTATAGTCCTCTTACAGAAAAAAAGGTTCTACAAGAGATCGTTCATGATACTGCACCCAATCACGATCTAAAGAAACAAACTGAACTGCATGAGAAGATCCGTAATGACCAAGATTACGATGATTGGGAGTATGGAACAGAACCAACTTACGGTAAAAAGTGGTAAAAAAGTCTTATAGATATAATAAATACCCTTAGTTTAAGTAATGGTAAGGATTTCTCGCAAATTCAAAGATATTAGTCTGTCATTTGTGAGAAATCCTGTGACAAATGATATTCTTGCAATTACTGATTCTGATGCGATTAAAAAATCTATCATTAATTTAGTTAGAACTAGAGTTGGTGAGAGATTTTTTAATGATTTGTTGGGTACTAATGTTGATAGTTCTATTTTTGAACTCCAAAGTCCTGAAGTTGCATACCAACTTGAACTTGAAATTTCGACTCTATTAAAAAATTATGAGCCAAGAATAAATCAATCTACAGTTTTAGTTACATATACAGAAGAGTCGAATGATTTGAATATTAGAATTTCATATGATATAGTTGGGTTACCAATACCAACACAAAGTATAGAATTTATTTTACAACCCACTAGAGTCTAATGTCATTCAATCAGTTTACCAACTTAGATTTTAATGATCTAAGAACACAAATTAAAGATTACCTTAGATCCAACAGTGATTTTACTGATTTTGATTTTGAAGGGTCTAATTTTTCTACGCTGATTGATTTACTCGCATATAATAGCTACGTTACCGCCTTTAATACAAACATGGCGGTTAATGAAGTATTTTTGGACAGTGCAACACTAAGAGAAAATATTGTTTCTCTTGCACGTAACATTGGATATACACCAAGATCGAGAAGATCTGCAAAAGCTAGAATAAGTTTTAATGTTGACTTAACTACATCAAGTGCGGCTAGAACTTTAAAGATTCAAGCAGGTCAAGTAGCACTTGGAGCTGTAAGAGATGGTAATTATATTTTTTCTATTCCAGAGGATGTAACAACTCCAGTTGATAATAACGGTATTGCTACATTTGAGAACCTAGAAATCTATGAAGGGGTTTATTTAACAAGTACTTTTACAGTAGATTCATCCCAGAAAAATCAAAGATTTATTTTACCTAATGTAAATATTGATACTACAACAATTAGGGTATCAGTAAGAAACTCAGTAACAGAACAATATACTCTTTATACTGATATTCTGAATGTTGGTCCAGATACAAGAATGTTTCTTATTGAAGAAGTAGCTGACCAAAAATATGAAATTCGTTTTGGTGACGGTATCTTAGGAAAAAAACCTGCATCCGGTAGTGACATTATAGTGACCTACATTGTGACTAATGGTAGTTTAGGTAACAGTGCTTCTAATTTTACTTTTGCAGGGGTTCTAAGGGATAATAACCAGGCTGCAGTATCAACTGGCATCTCCCTACTCAGAACACTTTCTGCGTCCCAAAACGGCGATGAAATAGAAAGTGTAGACTCTATCAAGTACCTAGCGCCAAGAGTTTATGCATCCCAGTTCCGTGCAGTTACTGCAAATGATTTCAAAGGATTAGTTCCTTATGTATACAGTAATGTGGAATCTGTTACTGCATATGGTGGTGAAGAATTAGATCCTCCAGAATATGGAAAAGTTTTTATTTCTATTAAACCTAGAAATGGTACTTTTCTATCGCAAATTACAAAAGAAGATATTTTAAGAAATTTAAAACAATATTCTATTGCAGGAATCAGACCAGAAATAATAGACCTTTCATATCTGTATATTGAACTTGATACTACAGTTTATTACAATGTAAACCAAGTATCAAGTGCAGATGGATTACGCACTAAAGTATTAAATACTCTTACATCATATGCTAGATCTAGTGATGTAAATAGTTTTGGTGGAAGATTTAAATTCAGTAAAATCAATACTTTGATTGATGGAACTGATCAAGCAATCACTTCCAACATTACTAAAGTTAGAATGAGGAGAGATTTTACTCCTGCTTATAATACTTTTGCAACGTATGAAGTTTGTTTTGGTAATAGAGTTCACATCAAACGAGGCGGTTATTCAGTAAAATCTACTGGATTTACTATAAGTGGAGTTGATGAAACTCTATATATGGGGGATACCCAGATTGATGATATTAGTGGAAGAATTTTCTTCTTTAAAGTGGAAAATAATGTTCCTGTAATAATTAAAGCCAATGCTGGAACAATAAATTATAAGAGTGGAGAAATATTATTGGACGTTGTAAATATAACTGGATCTTCTCTTCAAAATGGATTTATTGAGGTTCAGGCAGTTCCAGAATCAAATGATATTATTGGATTAAAAGATCTTTACTTACAAATTGATGTTCAAAATTCTGTGGTAAATACTATAGAAGATATTATTACATCAGGTGAAAATACAGCAGCTACATTGTTTACACCGACTTCAAGTTATTTAAACGGAAAGTACACTAGATAAAATGACAGATATCAAGAGAGTTAGAATCAACGACATCGTGGAATCTCAGATTCCAGAGTTTTTAAATGAGGAATCTCCTTTATTTAAAGTTTTTTTGAAGTCTTACTATAATTCTTTAGATCATAAGTCTGGTGCTATAGATTTAGTTGATAACATAAAGTTTTATAAAAGTGTAGAGGCTTTTAATAATAATGATTTAGTTCAGTCAACGACTTTAAATGGGTACATTTATGCGTCAGATAGTACCATTAATGTCGATAGTACTGATTCTTGGCCAGAAAAATATGGACTATTAAAGATAGATGATGAAATTATAACTTATACTGAAAAAACTGCCACATCTTTTATCGGATGTATAAGAGGATTTAGTGGAATAGATCAAATAAAATCCACACAAAATTCAGAGTTTTTACAATTTCAGAAAACAGAAGCAGAAGAACACGAAGATAACTCTATTGTATATAATTTAAGTAATTTATTTTTAGTAGAATTCTTTGAAAAGTTTAAATATGAATTTGTACCTGGATTTGAATCAAGATCTTTTTCTGAAGGAATTTCCTCAGAAAATATTTTAACAAGAATTAAAGATTTTTATAGATCCAAAGGAACAAATTCATCATATGAAATTTTATTCAAAATTTTATATGGTAAAGATATTCAAATAATTAAACCACAAGATTATACACTAGTACCTTCATCTAATAGCTATTTTGTAACAAAAAATATTTTAGTAGAAAAAATTTCTGGAGGAGATCCAACAGAAACAAAAGGAAATTTTTTATACCAAAATCTTCCTGGTATAGGTACAGTTAGTGCTTCGATTTATAACGTAGAATATAGACCTATAGGAAATAAACTATTTTATGAAATATCTTTAGACTCTACTTCTTTTAGTGGAGTATTTCAAGTTTCTGGTAAAACTAAAGTATTAGAATATACTCCTGCAGGTTCAAATAGTATTCTTGTAGACTCTACTATTGGATTTTCTAAATCTGGAAAACTTTTAGTAAAACCAAAAGATTCTAATTATATAGAAATTACTTACTCTGATAAGAGTAGCAATCAATTTTTAGGAGTTAGTGGAGTTACTAAGCCTCTTGACTTTTCTTTGGATATTGTAGAAGAGAAATTTGCTTACAGTTACATTGGTGTTGGTAATACATCTAAAGTAGATTTTAGAGTTATCAATGTAATTGATTCTATAGATTTCTCAGAAACTTCCAATTTAAAAGTAGGTGATAAGATAAGACTATCAGGTTTTGGTAAGGATATGTCTTCTAGCTATCAATTTAGTAGCTGGATATACAATGTTCCAACAAATCACAATATAAAAAATGTATCTCAGGTAGATTCCGATAAGTATAGGATAATATTATATGATGAGGTTTCTTTTTATAAAGAACAGACTATAAAACTGGAAGATATCTTAGGAAATATTTCTGATGCTACCATTCTAGATGTAGAGTATCCAGCTGGAGATACAATTAAAAAGTATACTAATAGAATTCTAGTTCAAGTTACTGGGTCTACTTTTAATGTTTTGGATTCTAAAATATTAAAAACTTTAATCATAAAATCTAGTCATTTTTCCAATGATTATTCATATATTAATATTATCCCATCCGGAGTACAAAATACCTATATTGATTTTAAAGAACAAAATTTTTATGTAACTTCTACTGGTTTACCAAATTATACTATTGAGGCTTCTGATACTAAAAAAACAATCTCGGTAGTAGGAGCTTCTTCCACAAGTTTAATTTATTGTCCAAGACATAATATACAAACTGGAGAATCTGTTTATTATGATCCAGGTACTAATTCCACTTCAGGGTTATCTACTGGATTTTATTTTGTAACTAGAGTAGATTTAGATAACATAAAATTATCTTTCAGTAAAAATGATATTTTCTCCAAGAAGTATATTACACTGAATCCATTAACTGGTAATTTAGATTTTATCTATAAATCTGGATATCAAAATAAAATCATAAAAAATCAAAAGATATTTAAAAAGTTTGATCTTACTGGTAGAAAGAAAATTTTTGATGATAAGAATAAAAGATCTACCAATAATAAACAAATAGGACTTTTATCAAATGGAGTTGAGATACTATCTCCAACATTATTTGACGAAAATATTTACTATGGAAAGTTGAGTTCAATTGAGGTAACTAATTCTGGAAAAGATTATGATGTTGTAAATGTTCCACAAATAATAATTCAAGATGAACAAGGATCTAATGCAAAAGCTCACTTAAATTTAAGTGGTGAAGTAAAATCTATTAAAGTTATTAATCCAGGAATTGGATATCAAACAAAACCAAAAATTACTATAACTGGCGGAAATGGTAGTGGATGCGTATTAGAATCAAATTTAGTAAAGTCAAGGATTACTGTTGGTTTTAGACCAAGTATATCTGTAGATGTTGGATCAAACTCTATTACCTTTATTAATAATCATAATCTCGTAGACGGCGAAGAAATAATTTACAATTCAAATGGAAACGCTAACATAATTGGATTAGTAGATAAATCTCATTATTTTGTTGGGGTTTCTTCTGAAAAAATTATTAAGCTATATAATACCTTCACAGATGCAGTTGATAAAACAAATGAAATAAACATAACTGGTATTAGTTCTGGTTCTCATTCTTTAGAAACACTAAAAAATAAAAATACTATTACTAGGGTTTATGTAAAGGATCCCGGTAAAGGTTATTCTAACAGAGCAGTAAGAATTCCATCGCAATTTACAACAGGAGAAACTGTAGGTATCAACACTTTTGATTCTTACATTTTTGCGACTAAACATGGATTTAATGATGGTGAATTAGTAACATATAATCATACTGGAACTCCAATTTCAGGATTATCGACATCAATTAATTATTATGTAAAAGTTTTAGATGCAAATAGATTTAAGTTATCTGTAGCTGGTATTGGAACTACTCTTTCCAAAGAAGATTTTTCAAATAAAAAATATGTTAAGTTTTCTAGTGTAGGCCTTGGTACACATATAATTGCATATCCGCCAATTACAATTAATGTAGAAACTATTTCCGAAATTGGTGAAAGTAGTATAGTGACTCCCATTCTACAACCTGTGGTTTTGGGATCAATATCTGATGTTTATCTTGAAGATGGTGGCATTGGATATGGTTGCACAGATATTTTAAATTTCCATAGAAGACCTTTGGTTACAGTTCAGACCGTAACTTCTGAGTGTGTATTAAAACCTATTATTCTTGGTGGTTCTATTATAGATGTAAAGATAATAAACAGTGGAAATGGATATAGAGCTGACTCAGATATTGTAATAAGTGGAGATGGATCTTTTGCTGAAATTGACCCAATAGTTACGAATGGTAGAGTAACTGGTGTCAATGTATTACGTGGAGGTGTTGGATATGCATCTTCTAATACCGTATTAACTGTTGTTAATAGAGGTAAAGATGCTAAGTTCCTAGCAAATGTTAATGAATGGAAAATTAATCAGGTAATTAAACTTTCTGGACAAATTTCCAATGAAGATGATGGAGTATTGTTCCCCAGTAAAAATGAAGATCTTGGATTACAATTTATAAATTTCTATGCACCTAAAAAGTTAAGATATCAATTAGATGATAACTTTACCGAAACAAATAAAGAAAGTCCAAATAATAAAGTACACTCTCCAATACTAGGATTTTCTTATGATGGATATCCTATTTACGGACCATATGGCTATGATCCATTAGTTGGTGGTACTATAAGACTATTAAAAACAAGTTATGAACTTCAACCTGATTTAACGCCAGGAATTAGACCTCCAGGGTTTATTGCAGGGTATTTCATTGATGACTATATTTTTACCGGATCCGGAGATTTAGATCAATATAATGGAAGATGGTGTAAAACTCCACAGTATCCTAATGGAACTTATGCTTACTTTAGTTCAATAACTGTTGATCCTACTGGCAAATCCTCTCCAACATATCCATATATTATTGGAAAATATTTTAGAGGTACTCCAATAGAGGACAATTTCTTACAAAAAATAAATCAAGATACGGATCTATCTTCATATAGAATAACAAGAAATATTGGCCCATATTATATTAATAGTAATAATTCTGGATATGATTTGATTGATAAAATTTCTGATACTTATAAACAAGAATTTAGAGTTAAGGAAGTTCAGGATTCCGGTATTGAGAGTGCAGTTATATTTTCTCCTGGGGACAATTATAGAATAAATGATAGACTTTTAATTAATAATAAGAATACATCTGGAACTGGAGCAAATATTGTAGTAGATTCTTTAAAAGGAAAAGAAATAGAATCTTTTATGATCGAGGATGTAAAAATAGAAAATGTTACATTCTTATTTAAAAATGATGTAGTAGTCGTCCAAACAACAGAACCACATGAACTTTCTAATGGTGAAGTGATAACGATAACTGGTGTTTCTACCATAACTGCTTCTGAATTGGAAGGTAACTGGAAAGTATCAGTAGAAAATAAAACAGTTCAATTATCTGAAAATATTACAGTTGCTGCTTCTGGTGTTACCACTTTTATTGGTGTTAAGGACATAAACGGATTTAATGTTAATGATGTTATTGGCATAGGAACAGAAATTTTAAGGATAGTTGACATATCTGCTCCTAGATCTGGATTTTATGTTAATAGGTTAGCAAATCCAGGAATTCATACAGCAGGAATAGATAATGTTAGGTTATTGCCAACAAGTTTTGAGTTTGTACCAAAGAGTCCTGTAACTCAAGCTACCTTTGAAAATAGTGTAACATTTTTCAATCCAAAAGAAACTGTAGGTACAGGAACAGATAAAACTATAAGATATATTGTCGGTATTGGAACCAGCACTGTTGAAGCCAGGGTTATCCCATCCAGATCCATTTATATACCAAATCATAGATTTTACACTGGTGAACCTCTTTTATATGGTCCAGGTTTAGGTGGAACTAGTTTATATTTTAATAATGTGGGTAGTGGAGTAAGTATTCCACTTTTAGATGGTCAAATAGTTTATGCCGTTAATTTGGGTAAAGATCATATTGGATTATCGACACTTGGATTTACCACAACTAGTGGTATAGGAACTAATTTAAATTCAGTAGAATTTGTTAATTTTGATTACTCATTTAGTATAATTGGTTCAGCACACTCACTGACAACATTATATCCAGAAATAAAAGGATCTATTTCCAAACATAATGGTATAGTAACTACTACTAGTAGTCATGGATTAAGTAATAATGATATAGTTAATCTCAGTATTAATAATAGAGAACTAGATGAAGTAAAGATTCTTTATAATCCTGAAATAAGAAAATTAACAACTGCAAAAATACCTTTCGCTAATACTGATGTTTCTATTGCTGATAATACAATAGGTATTGGGTCAGCTATTTTAAAAACTGGAGATAAAGTAGTTTATCATACTGAGGGAAGTACTGTTGGTGGATTGCAAAATAATAGTACTTATTATATTTTAAGACTAAATCTGAATAGAATTCAACTTTGTGAATATGAATCTGATATTAAGAACTCCAATGTAATAGATCTTACATCAACTGGACATGTATCGCATGGTTTTTATCTAATAAACCCTCCATTGAATTTTGTCGAAGGTAGTATTATAAAATTTGATTTGTCTGATCCAAGTCTTCTTGAAATGGATCTACAATTCTATGAAGATCCCGATTTCCAAAATACTGTAGAGGTTATTGGAAATGATATTGATAACTTTGTTATTTCTAGAACTTTGGAATCACCAGGAACTTTTGGATCTTACGTTACTTTAGATTCATCTAATAAACAATACCCTAAATTACTGTATTATAATTTAATCGCTAAAAATCCACTAGATCTTAGAAAAAAAGAAATAACATCCGATAGAGAAGTAAAAGGAAATAATAAATTAACGGTAACTAAACACTCTTTAGATAAGAGTTATATAGTTTCAGTGCCAAATGATACTACATTTACTTTCAATCTAAGTCAAAAATTAACTAAGCTTGAAGAACAGGCATATATTTCTTCTAATGAAAATGTTACTTATACTACAAAATCTAAAACGGCTTTAGGTCCAATAAATTCTCTTAAAATTAATTTCCCAGGAAGAGGTTATAAAAAATTACCTTTTGTTGAAGGAATTGACACGCAATTTGGTGAAAATGCTATTATTAAACTCAAATCTTCCAAAATAGGTAGAGTCGAAGATTATGAGAGAATCAAAGATGGATTTGATTATCCAACAGATCCAACTTTAACTCCTTCTTTAAGTGTACCAACAGTTATTGGAATAAGAGATATTTTAACTATAGATTCTGTTGGTATTTTAACTGGAGGTAGAGGATATAATACTGCTCCGACTTTATTTGTAAAGGATAACCCATCAATAAAATTAAAAGCTGATATAACTGGAGGTTCAGTAACAAAAGTCACTATAGTTAACAACTCAACTTCTTTGAGTTCACCACTACAAATTTCCTCAATTTATAATTCTAATGGATATGATATTGATAATGTTTCTGTTTCTGGAAATGATGTAACTTTAGAATTATTAGATACTAATTTTATTAATGTTGGTTTTGGGAATACACAAATTGATTTTCCTTTCGCAGTTGGAGATGAAATTTTTATTGAAGGTTGCCGACTGACTAATTCCACTTCATCCAAGGCAAACTTTAATTCTAAATCATATGGATATAGATTCTTTAAAATTACTTCCACTAGCGTAGAAAATAAAACCATTACTTATAGTATGTCTGGTATTTCTACGGGAGATTTTGGTACTTATGATGATACCATTACTTTGGGATATGTAGTTAATAAAAAATCTATGCCATCATTTGAGATGATCTTAAATGATAATGTTAACTATCTGTCTGGAGAAAGAGTAACTTCTAGAGTCTTCTCTGGAAATGTAATGGAGGGTGGATGGGATAATGAACTAAACCAGTTGAGAATAAATGATTCTGCTGGAAGTTTGATAGTTGGAGACAGAATATTTGGAGAAAATTCCAAAATAAATGGAGTAGTTGAATATTTTGATACTTTTAATCTAAACTCTACTTTAGGAGTTTCCAGAGATAAAGTTGGAGTGATAGACAATGCTGTTGGAATATTAAATGATTTCCAACAAAGAATTTCAGATAATTTCTATTATCAAAAGTTTTCTTATGCTATTAAGAGCGAAATACCTTATGATTCTTGGAGAGAATCTGTAAGATCCTTGGTGCATCCATCCGGATTTAAAGAATTTTCAGACTTAGAAATCGTTACCGAGGCTACTCAACCCGAAGTTCAAATTGGTATATCAAAATCTACAGATCTAAGACCAACAGTTTTAGAATCAGCATCATCATTCCTAGTTAATGTTGATAATAAAATTTCTATTGGTGAAAGAAGTAATTTTAATTTAGTTTATGAGGAAGATTTTCTTGATGATGGTTCTGTAGAGAAGGTATTCTTTAATGAAGGTATTGCTTTAAGAAATTATATTTTAAATAAAACAAATAAAGTTGTAACAATAGATGACATTAGTAGTCAATTTGATGGATCATCAATTCAAACTCTTGATGGAACTTATGCTGATGCTTCTGATCTATTAGATGGAAACAAAGCTTTTATTCAGCAAGAAGTAGTTGGATTTATCACTGCAACTTATCCTGGAATAGTTACCAGTGTTGGATGGAGTAAAACCAGTTTTACTGAAGAAATAGGAAATGTTGTAGATGCTATATCTCATGACATTAAGTACAATTCTAACAATAAATCAGTAGGCCAGGGACTGGATTATTGGTCTGGTATTGGAACAAGTTATATTTCTGGCATCACCACTGAAAGATTATCTGCTTATAATTACATAACAGATATATCAAAATACATTATTAATAATGTTGGAGTTAAAACTTCATATCAACTTGGAACTCCATTTGCAATAACAACTTCATCTTATAATAATGTTACTGGAATTCAGACTATTAGATTAACTCCCGCAAATATAGTTAATTTAAATGCCTCTGTTGGTGATTACGTTGTAGTTAAAAATCTAGTTTTTTCTTGCAACTCTGGTGGAGGAATAAGTACTGCAATATTCCCAAATCTTGGTGCAGGTTTGGATGGAAACGGCCCATTATCACCAAAAGGATTTGTATATGAAATTATTGGAATAGGTTTGAGTACGATAGAAATAAATCCAGGAATATCTACTATTGATCACACATATGTTGGTGGCGGCACGGTAGAAAAAGCATTTATATCTACCAGTCAGTACTATAATTTTTCAATTTTAGCAGATTCGGATTGTAGTGTATCTTATAGTTCTAGTTGTTGTGCTAATGTTCAATCTTCAATTGTGAATTATGTTGGAATTATTACTACAATAATAGGATTAGGAACAGCCTCTAGTCCAGAAATAACCTATCCATCCATAACAAGAGGTGGAGTTATAGTAGGTTTAACCACATTTAAATTAACATCAAATGGAAATCCACTATTTAAGAGAGAGTTTAGTGGATCTGATTCAAATGTAATTAAGATTGACACTGATACTTTTATTTTCAATAATCACAATTTCCAAAGTGGTCAAGAACTGATTTATACCTATTCTGGAACTCCAATTGGAATAGCAACTACTTCATATACCACTGAAATTAAAGATATTTTAATGCAGGTTGGTAATTATAATGGAACATCAATTTATGAAAATGGGTATGGTGCTGCTATTACAACATCAATAACTGGAATTTCTACGGTATTAGTTCCAGCAGGTCCAACAACGCAATTATTTAATGATGTAGTAGGAACCAGTACTTCTGGTGGAATTAATGCTGTGTTCGATGTAGTAGTTTCGTATTCTGCAACAACAGGACAACCATTATCAACATCAATTTCTCTGGTTTCAGGTGGAAAAGGATTTGCCGTTGGACAAACAGTATCTATAGCTGGTACTTATTTTAAAGGATCTAATCCAACAAATAATCTCTCATTTGTAGTAAGTTCAACTGGACCAACAGTAATTCAAGCGGCAGCAAATCAAACCTATTCAAATGTTCCCTCTTTGGATGTAAATGGAGCTACATTTAGTGTTTCTAGAAACAATGATGGAGAAATAAGTTCAATACAAGTTACCAATGGCGGATCTGGATATGCATCTACCTCCGTAATTTCTATTGCAGGCACTTACATAGGTGGTTCTAATTCTAACGATAATGTTTCATTTACACCTATTGTTCTTGGATCGAATAAACTTCCAAAATCTGTATTTGTCACTAAATTGGATGATAGTAAGTTTAAATTATCAGGATTATCTACTGCAACTATACTCAATATAGTTGGTTTTGGTACTGGAATCCATTCATTTGAGTACAAAGAACCCAATACAAGTTCTATTATCACCATAGATGGAGTTATTCAGACTCCAATTAGAAGTAAATCATTATCCATAACTTTAGGTTCCCCTGTTTCTTCAGCTTCTACAACTTTAATACAAGTTTTAACTGGAATATCTTCTCTTTATACTGGTGACATCATTAATATGAATTCCGAATATGTTGTTGTTAAGAATATCGGTGTCGCAGGAACTGATATTATTAAAGTAGAAAGGGGATATTTGGGAACTTCTGCAGGAGTCCATACTGTTGGAGTAGCTTGTACCGTATTAACTGGTGATTATAATATTGTAGGAGATGTAATTTACTTCACTACAGCACCATATGGAAAAATTGGTCCAGTAGGATTAAAAACTGGATCTATATTTGGTGGAAGAGTTTTCTCTAGACAATTTGATCCTGGTGAACCTGAAGATAAGAATATTATTTTGGATGATATATCTTTATCATTTACTGGAATAGCCGCTACAGAGTTTACTGCAAAAACTAAAGGATCTACAACAACTGCTCTATTCAATAATACTAATTCATCAACAAATATCAATAATAATCCTATAATTTTAATTAATAATGTTTTCCAACGTCCTAGAACGGATTATGATATAGACGGTACTTCCGAAAATGTAATTAAGTTTTTAACTGGAACTCCTAGTGCGGGTAAAATAGTTAAAGTCGGTGTGACTACTGGATATGGATATTATCCTTTATTGGGCGCGAGTGCAGTGGCTAATGTTTCTGCAGCTGGAACTATTTCTTCTTTAACTCTTACTGGAAGTGGATCTGGATATAGATTACCTCCAACTGTAGGCATTTATTCTACTGTTGGTTCTGGAGCAAGTATAACTGCATCAGTTAGTGCAGCCGGTACAATAACCGGGTTCACAATTGTTAACGCTGGATCTGGTTACACTACAACCTCCATCCCAGAAGTTGTAATAGGAATACCTACTGCCTATAGTAATTTGGGAGTAGCATATACTGGCGGTTCTTCTGGAGTAGGCCAGGGTGCAAAAATTTCAGTTACTGTTGGTCAAGGATCTAGTATTATTGATTATAAAATAGATAACCCTGGAATTGGATATAAAGTAGGTGATATATTAAAAGTACCAAATTTACTGATAAATTCTGGATTATCTACTGTTTTCCAAGAATTTAGACTAACTGTTAGAGAAGTTCAAACCGATAAGTTTTCTGGTTTTTATCCTGGACAGTTTATATTATTCGATGATTTTTCTGATAGATTCAATGGATTCCGTAAAAAGTTTACACTATCCGTTACTAATAACAATGTTAGAGAAATTCTGAGTTTAAAAACTCTCGCTGGAACTGATTTAAACTTAGAAAATAATCTTTTCATCTATATTAATGATATTTTACAAATTCCTGGAGTTTCTTATACGTTCTCTGGATCTAGAGTTTTATTTACTGAAGCTCCAAAACAAAATTCCACCTGCACAGTTTTATATTACAGAGGATCTTCTATAGATGTAGAGGAGGTAACTCCACCACCTACCCTTAAAGAAGGTGACACTATTATTATTAAAGAAAATGAGTTTGATCTTTTTGATACTGATCAATTGGAAAGAATTGTCAAAAAAATATCTGCTTCAGATCAAATAGACACTTTTACTTATAATAGTGTTGGAATAATTACTGATCCAAATAAAAATAGACCTCTAACTTGGATTAAACAGGAATATGATAGAATCATTAGCGGACAACTTTATTCTAAGTCAAGATTAAGTTTAAAGAGTAGTATTAGACCTGTTGCTAAACTAATTAAGTCTGTAACTGAAACCGATTCTGTAATTTACGTTGATAATGCGTTCCCAATTTTTAGTGATGTTGACTTATTAAGTGAAGATAAGAGAAATGTTGTTATAAGTGAAGTTAAAAATATATCAGCAGCAATCTGTACATCTATAGTTTCAAGTTCTTCAACAATTTCTTCTATTAGTGTTGTTGATGGTGGAGTTGGTTATGCCTATACTCAAAACCCTGTCATCAGTATTTCTAAGTCATTGATTTCTAGAAAAGATCCAATTAAAGACTGGAAACCTTCTACAGGAATTACCACAGGATATGAATTAAACTCATTAATTTATGGAAATACTTTGGTTGCTGTTGGATCCTCTTCTCTATATGCCACAAGTATTGATGCTGAAAGTTGGTCTACAGGATCTATCGGATTTGGTGGAACAATAAACTTTACTTCCGTATCTTGTGGTGGAACAAATGTTTATATGGCTGTTGGTGAATATGGTATAGTTTCTAAATCACTTGGATATGGAAGTACAGTTGGTCCATGGACTTTAATAAACCTTCTGGAGGAAAGTGTAGTTCCTGGTTTAGGACTTATAACTAGATTCCCAACAACTTACACGGGAACTCTAAATGACATAGTTTATTCTCCAAATTTAGATTCATGGACTGCTGTTGGAGCTGCAGGATCAATATTTGGTGGAGTTGGTATAGGATCTACAATGTTAATTAGTAGATTCTCAGGAACACTTCAAAATATTAATAGTATAACTTATTCTCCAAGTGGACTTGTTGCAGTAGGTGACAATGGCGTAATATTATCTTCCGCTAATAATGTAATTTGGGATTCAAATAGTAGTCCAACATCCTTTAATTTAAATAAAGTCATTTATGTAAATGGTAATTATGTAGTCGTAGGAGACTTTGGAGTAGTATTAAAGGGTATGAATCCTAGTTCTCTGCAATTAATGCCTGTTAATATTTCTGAAAATCTAGTAGATGTTTATTATAATGATTTTTACGTTGCTATCACTTCTAATGGCGACTTGTATTACTCTTTTGATCTATCTACATGGATTTATAGAGATACCAATCAACCTAATAATTTAAAGGACATTTTACAGGTTCCAACATTAGGTTTAGAGGGAAGATATATTTCTGTAGGATCTGCAGGAACCGCAATTTATAGTGATCCTATTTTCAATAGAGCCACTGCTATTGGTTATGTTTCTTCAGGAATATTAACTTCCGTCGAAGTTACAAATGGTGGATTTGGTTATCAACAAGATAATGAGCCTCCAGTTTTAGTTGAACCAGACATTGTTAAGATAGAAACTATTAAATCATTTAAAGTTATCGGTGATTTCGGAACTATTATCGGAATTAATACTTTTGTTGCAGGTACTCCAGGAATAGGAACAACTTCTCCAAAAATAGAATTTATACTGAAGTCTGAGACTTATGATAATAGTACATTAGGTATTGGGTATTCATCTCTTAATAATTTTGGAGTCGATTCCAGTCAACTTTCTAAGGGAGATTATTTCATTATTACTGATAGTAATGTAACTGTTGGACATGCATTAACGGGCATTACTACAAGTTTGGGTGGTATGTCTAACTATCCAAACTCCAGAGTTGGTACTGCATATACCTACTTGGATGGAGTTTACAGGGTAGAGTCCGTAACTACCGCTAGTGTTGGAATTGTAACTGTAAGTTGCAATTTTGCTCCATTAGAATCTCCTGCAGGAAATTACATAGAAGTTTATAAGAGAGGTGAAGATGTAAGTGGTGTTAATACAAATGGATTCTACGGAAGATATAGTTGGAGTAAAATATATGATTATCAAAATAGGGCATTAGGAACTCCAGAAGCTTTTGATATTAATACAAATAATGGTTTGACCGGACTTTCCACAGCACCACAAGTTACTAGAACGATATCAGTCTAATTTACAAATAAATAAATAAAAACCAGTTATTTAAAATGCCTGCTATTATATCAGATCAATTTAGAATATTGAATGCTGAAAATTTTGTAAAGAATCTTACTGGTGCAGCTAGTACTACTGATAAGTATTATACATTTATCGGTATGCCTAATGCACTCAATCCTCTTGCAGGAGGTAGTCCAACTTGGAATACCAATGTTCCATCTCCTTTGGATGGATTTAAAGAAGAGGCTCAAATAAAAGAATCTATTATAGCAATGAAACAAATTACATCTCAGGATGTAAGAAGATTGGTTAGAAAAATAGAATGGGTTGCAGGAAATAGTTATGAAATGTATAGACATGATTATAATGTTTATAATTTAACTCCTGTAACTAATTCATCTTCTCTTTACCAATCAAATTATTATGTCGTAAATGAAGATCTGAGAGTTTATATCTGTTTACAGAATGGAACTGATCCTGAGAACCCTAAAGGAAGACCTTCTTACGATCAACCATCCTTTATTGACTTAGAACCAAGAGCTGCAGGAACTTCTGGAGATGGATATATTTGGAAATATCTTTATACAATTAAACCATCCGAAATAGTTAAATTTGATTCTGTTGAATATATTCCAGTTCCAGAAGAATGGGGTCAGTCTGGAGAAAGCATAGCGACAAAAAATAATGCTATTGACGGAAAAATTGAAGTAATATTAATCAATAATAGAGGTTCTAATTATCAACCAATTTCCACATCTTTCTCTAATGTCCCTATTTTAGGAGATGGTAGTGGAGGAAAAGCTACGATAACTATAGACTCTTTTGGTAAAGTTTCTGAAGTTTTTGTTACTGATGGTGGAAAAGATTATACTTATGGTACTATTCAATTTTATCCAGGAGCTCCTGGTTCTCAAGTTGGAGGACCAATTAATAATTTAAGTAATACCGGTATAGGTACGACATCTGTAGCTTCATTTAATGTTATTATTCCACCAAAAGGTGGTCATGGATATGATGTTTATCGTGAACTTGGTGCTTATCGAGTTTTATTGTATTCTAGATTTGAAACTTTAGAAACAAATCCAGACGTAATTCTTGGTAATGATTTTGCTAGAGTTGGAATATTAAAAAATCCAACTATTCCAAATAGTAATGTGGAAGTTCTTAATACTTCAATGGTTAGTGGTTTACAATCATTAAAATTATCTGGAGTTACTACAAATACGACCTATGCTGTCGATTCTATAATTAAACAAACAGTAGGTCTTGGATCTACTGCTATTGGTTTTGTTGCTTCTTGGGACAATGTAACTGGTGTTTTAAAATATTATCAACCAACTGGATTGGCATCCAGTGAAACTGGATTTAAGATTTTGAAATTTACTTCAAATCCTGACGCTGGATATGGTACAACAATTAATTGTTCTTCTATTGTAGGTCCTGCTTTATCTATAGATACAAATTTCAACGGTATTACTACTACAATAAATAATAAAATATACCAATTAGGGATAGATTTTGTTTCTGGTATAGGTTCTGCCGAATTCAATAAAAAGTCTGGTGAAGTTATCTACATAGATAATAGGCAACCAATTCCTAGATCTGCTAGCCAAAAAGAAGATATCAAAGTTGTACTGGAGTTCTAAGTTAACATGGCACAAAATACCAACCTAAATGCATCTCCATATTTTGATGATTTTGATGCTACTAAAAATTATCAAAGGGTACTGTTTAAACCAGGAACTCCAATACAGGCTAGAGAACTAACAACTCTACAATCTATTCTACAGAGCCAAATAGAAAAGTTTGGTAAGCACTTTTTTAAAGAAGGATCTGTAGTTATTCCTGGACAAATTGCTTACGACCCCGATTATTTTTACGTTCAAATTGACCCCAGCCACTTAGGTATACCAGTATCTCTTTATATTTCCGAATTAGTAGGAAAATATATAAAAGGCGAGACTAGTGGAGTTAGAGCTTTAGTACAAGGATATATTACTGATCAAGAGTCTACTAACGGTAACTATACTCTTTATGTAAAATATCAAAGTAGTAGTGAAATAGATTTTTCGACCAACTCCTTTGTTAATGGTGAAAATTTAATCTTATTGCAAGATCTAGAATACTCTCTTTCTACAATTAGATCGGATTCCACTTTTGCTACAACTATCGTAACAGATGCTGTTGGATCTGCTTCTGCTGCTAAAATTGAAAATGGTGTTTATTTTATAAGAGGATTTTTTGTAGATGTTAGTGCTCAATCAATAATTTTAGATCAATATTCTAGTTTTCCATCATATAGAGTTGGATTATTAATAAATGAGTCTATTGTTGTAGCTTCTCAACAAAATCCTGATCTATTTGATAATGCTAGGGGATTCTCTAATTTTGCGGCTCCTGGAGCTGATAGATTTAAGATAACAGCAACTCTAATTAAAAAATCTTTGAATGATTTAAATGATGAAGATTTTATTGAGTTAATGCGACTTGAAGATGGAATCATTCAAAAGTTCGTTAAAGAAACTAACTCAACATTGATTAGGGATGAATTAGCTAGAAGAACTTATGATGAATCTGGGGATTATTATATAAATCCGTTTACAGTAAACATAAAAGAATCCCTAAACGACAATATGGGGAATGGTGGAGTATTCGGTGAAGGTCAAATTACGAAATCGGGGAATCTTCCATCTGAAGATTTGATGTCTATTCAAATATCCCCAGGTAAAGCTTATGTAAGGGGATATGAAATAGAAACCATCAATACAATTTCGGTTGATTTAGAAAAAACTAGAACAACTGAAAAAGTACAAAACTCTTCAGTACCCTTTACTTTAGGTAGACAATTAGAACTTAACAATGTTCATGGGTCTGTGCCAATAGGATTTGATTCTACTTCTACTGTCAAATTTTATTCAAATAGAACAGTTTCGGGTGGAAGTGCATCTGGACTAGAAATTGGTGTTGGTAGAGTATATGATTTTAAATTAAAAAGTTCAGAATATGTCAATAATTCAACTGTATATGAAACTTCACTATATGATATTCAGACATATGTTTATTTAAATTTAAATGCAACTATCACACTTCAAGCACCTGCATTTATTGAAGGCAAAAACAGCAATGCATCTGGATACTTAGTACAAAATGCCACAGAAACGAATCAGTTAATACTTTATCAAGTTTCTGGTACATTTGCTCAAAATGAAGAAATAAAAATTAATGGTATAGATGCATCTAGAACTATTAAATCCGTAAGAGATTATAGTATTTCCGATATCAAACAAGTAGTTGGTAACGGTGTTACTTTTAGTGCAGATACTGTTCTTTCCAGGGGAATAGATCTTTCTCCACAAGGTTCTACTTTTACAATTACCGGCAGTTCTGGAGGAGTTAGTACAGTAACTACATCAAGTTCAACATTTTATGTTGGTGTTAGTACTGGTGATATAATCTCATACAGTTCTTCAGGAAACACTGTACCTACTTATAATAGAGTAAAAGAAGTTGTAGCAACTTCAAATTCTATTATTATTGAGCCTACCACCGATGTTGTGGGAGTTTCTTCTGGATCTTTACCAGGAAGTACAATAAACACCACTAATCTGATAAAAGTTACTCCTCAGATTTTAAATACAAATCAGGCATACTTATATACAGAATTGGAGTATGACAACGTTGCTGAAACTGATCTTACTGGATCTTCTATTGTAATTAGAAAGTCATATTCAGTCACAGTTTCTTCTGGTGGACTAAATCAAGTATTAGAAACTGATACTTCTTTAACTTTAGAACCATACGATGAAGAATATTACAACCTTTCTTTTGCGAATGGGGATGTTGAACAACTTAACAATCAAAAACTAACTGTATCGGGAAGAACTGTAAGTCTGCAAAATATAAGTCAAGACGGACCTGCAAGATTGACCGTCACATTTTTAAAAGAAGATTTAAAACCAAAAAATAAAGTTTATAATAGATGTAGTGAACTTATAGTAAGTGGATCATCAAACACTTCTTCTGGTGTAGCCGGAACATCACTAGCTGATGGTTTGACATATAATTCCTTATATGGAACTAGAGTTCAAGATAAAAATATATGTTTAAATGTACCTGATGTAGAAGAGCTACTGGCTGTTTATGAATCTTCGGATTCTAATGATCCAGATCTGCCAAGACTTGTTCTAACAAATTTAAATGCAAATATACTTAATTCAATAAAAGGTGAATTAGTTTTTGGACAAGCAAGTAGAGCAGCAGCTAGATTAGTATCCAATAATAGTACAAATGAGGTTGAGGTTGTCTTTTTAAATGAAAAAACTTTTGTAACCGGAGAAAGAGTTACATTTAAAGAATCTCAAATAACAGCTATTGTCTCTTCCTTTGTTCAAGGTGATAGAGATATAACTTCTAGTTTTGTTTTAAATCCAAATCAAAAGCCGGAGTATTCTGATTATTCGTATGTAACAAGAAGATCTGATGATTCTCCTCCAACTAAAAAGTTAAAAATAATTTTCAATAATTATACCATTGATTCTAATGATAATGGTCACTTCGTTACTGTAGATTCATACGCTAAGGATAGATATACTTCAGATTTACCAATTATTTCAAATATTGCCGCTAGTGATATTATTGATGTAAGACCAAGAGTAGTTCCATTTAACGTTTCTACTGCAACTAAATCTCCATTTGAATTTGGATCAAGAGTCTTCACCACCGGTTCAAATTCCAGTCCCTATAATTTTGCAAAAGGTAGATCGATAAATCTAGGTTATTCATATTATTTGGGAAGAATTGACAAATTGTATTTGAGTAAAGATGGAAAGTTCTTTGTAAATGCTGGAGTACCTTCATTAGAACCAAAAGAACCAAATCCTGTAGATAATTGTCTTGAAATATCAACTATAGTCATACCTCCATATGTCTATGATGTTTCAGATGTTAAAAATATTTTATCATCTCATAAGAGATATAGAATGAAAGATATTTCCAATTTGGAAGATAGATTGAAAAATGTAGAGTATTATACTTCACTCTCTCTATTGGAAACGGATACCAAAAATTTAACTCTACGAGATGAACAAACTCAGTTAGATAGATTTAAATGTGGATTTTTTGTAGACAACTTTAAATCTATTTTTGGTGGTGGGTTAGGAAACCCTGCCTATAAATGTAGTATAGACACAGCGAATGGATATTTAAGACCACAACATTATACTACTTCATTAGATCTTCTTTTAGGTTCTGAAGCAGTAATTGGTGTAGGAAATACATCTAATCCTGACGCAGATCTTAGATTTGTAACTGATCTTGGATCCCCAAATACAAAAAAAGTAGGTGATGTAGTTTGTCTGAACTATACAGATGTTGTTTATTTTAGAAATAATTTTGCAACTAGATCTGAAAATGTAAATCCTTTTGCTGTTGTTAACTGGATTGGATCAATTGATTTGAGTCCAGCTTCCGATACTTGGGTAGAAACAAGAGTCACCGAAAAAGTTGAAGATCGTGACGGCAACTATCAATCAACTATTGATCAGTTAGGTATAGACAGTAATACTGGACTTTCTCCAGTCAATTGGGGTGCATGGGAAACAAACTGGACGGGTTCTCGTGAAGCCGGTAGACAAACAGTAGAAACCATAAAAACTGGTAGTACAGTTCTGTCTACAGATGTTTCTAAAATTCCAAAAAAGAAAAAAAATAACAATAAAAATAAAAACAATAAAGCTAAGAAAAAAGGTAAAGGTAAGTCACTAGTTACCACTACTATTGAAGAAGAATTTACAACGTTTGAGAATGTCTCTACAATAACAACTACTAATCAATCTAGAAGTGGTATACAGTATAAAGTTAATGAAAGATGGGACAGTGTTAATGTAGGAGACAGAGTAGTTTCTACTGACATAATTCATACGATGAGAAGTAGAAACATTGAATTTGTTGCAAGAAGAATGAAACCAAATGGATTAGTATATCCATTTTTTGATAACGTTGACATGTCATCGTATATAATTCCAAAACTTCTTGAAGTTACCATGGCTTCTGGAACATTCTCTGTAGGAGAAACTGTAACTGGAGTTTCTGGATCTGTAAGTGTTAGATTTAGATTAGCAAGTCCTAATCACAAATATGGTCCATATAACAGTCCAACACAAACTTATTCGCAAAACCCTTATAATACAACTGAAGTAGTACCAACTTCATATTCTACTACATCTACTATTTTGAATGTAGATACCGCTAGTTTAGAGTTACAGTCAAATTCTGCTTTCTATGGCAATATTATTGTTGGAATGACTCTTACTGGAGCTTCTAGTGGAGCTGTAGCTAATATTACAAATATTAGACTTATTGCTGATAATACTGGCGCAATAATAGGATCTCTCTTTATTCCAGATCCAACATTACCATCAACTCCTAAGTTCGAAACTGGAACTAAAACCTTTACACTTACATCAAGTAAGACTAACGCCACAATAATTGGAACAACAGATAGCACTGCAGAAACAAACTTCTCTTCTTCTGGAACATTAGCTAATGTAGAAAATCTTACAATAAGAACAAGAAATGCAGATGTAGAAAGACTTACTCAATCTGATGAAAGAGAAGAATCTGAAACTACTACTGAATTGCAAGCCGCAACTTCTACAGAAGTAGTGACTTCAGAAGAAGTAGTTAGAACCAGATCAATACAAACTCCTGCAAATCAAAAACCACAAAAGAAACAACCAAAAGCAAATCAAAAACCAGAAAAGAAACAAAAACAACAACAAGCTAAGTGTAAAGAGTTAAAAAATAGAGGAAAAAATCAAAAGAGATTTGTTGATCCTTTAGCACAATCTTTTGAAGTAGTAGAAACTAACGGTGTTTATATCACAAAAGTTGAAGTTTTCTTTAGATCTAAAGATACTACTGGACTCCCTGTTACGATGCAAATTCGTACAATGCAAACTGGTTTACCAACACAAACCATAGTACCTTTTGGTGAAATTGTTTTAGATCCGGAACAGGTTAATGTTTCCGATGATGCAAGTGTACCAACAGCTTTTACTTTCCCATCCCCAGTTTATTTAGCTCCAGATAGTCAATATTCCGTTGTCTTACTATCAGCATCTAATTCCTACAATGTTTGGATTTCTAGAATGGGTGAAAAAGACATTTCAACCATTAATAGATCTGAGTCTGAACAGATTATTGTTTCTCAACAACCATTATTAGGATCCCTATTTAAGTCCCAAAACGGAGCAACGTGGGATCCAAGTCAATTGGAAGATTTAAAACTGGTTGTATATAGAGCGGAATTTTTCAATGGAACTTCTACAGTACGATTCTATAATCCAGATTTGAATATTGGTAATAATCAAATTGCATCATTACAAGTCAATCCAATTGAAACAATATCTAAGACTGTTTTAGTTGGTATTGGTAGAAGTCTAACCAATTCTGAAGTTACTACACTGACTCCTGGATTAACAATTTTACAGTATGGTAACTCCGGATTTAGTGGAAAACTACGGAATGTTATTGGAGCAATAGGAATTTCTAGTACGTTAACTTTAACTTCTCCTGGAACTGGTTTTACATCAAATTATACAGTATATTCAAATGTTAATTTACTACCTATTACTGGTAGAGGTAGTGGAGGAAAAGTTAATATTGCTGTTTCTGGTGGAGTAGCTATAGCCGCAACTGTTTCTGTTGGTGGAACTGGATATTCTTATGGAGATACTCTGACAGTAGATTACTCTCAGACGGGTGGATTTGGAAAAAATCTTCTACTATCAATACCAAATAATGTTGGAATCATATCATCATTCAACACCTTATTATTGGATAATGTTCAAGGTAATGTAGTCGTAGATAGCTCATCGAATTTAATTTTTGTTGGTTCTGGTGGAACAAGTTTACTGGCCGGTGCTAATGTCAGTTATTCTGAAGTTGTCACTGATGGATTACATTTTAAAGTAAAACATTCCAATCATGGAATGTATGCCACAAATAATTTTGTAACTCTTTCTTCTATACAATCTGACCAAAGACCACAAACCATAAATTCTAGTTATACTTCAACTTCTACATCGGACATTGTTCTGAGTTCTGTAGGAATATTCACTAGTTTTGAAAACGTTCCAGTTTCTAACACCAATCCTGGATATATTCTTATTGGAGATGAGATTATAAGATATACTGGAGTGACTACATCTACAAATGTACTTAGTGGCATTACTAGAGGTATAGATTCAACAGTACCTTCAAATTATGCTGCATTAGAACAAGTATTTAAATATGAACTTAATGGAGTTTCTTTAAGAAGAATAAACAAAACACATGGTTTTGCTGATACTAATTTTTCCAAGTATCCAATAGATTTAGATCATTATTACTTAAAAGTAGGTGTAAGTACCAATGGTCCAGATAGATCTGAAGGTAATGGTAATGGATTCCCAGCTTTAGCATTTAATGAAACAAAATCTTGCGGTTCTTATGATGCTTTACAACTAATAAATTCTTATAAGACTCCAAAAGCTACGCAAAATATACCATTTAGCGTAATTACTCCAAACATTGCTATAGCTACTCCACAAGGTACAACTGTATCTGCAAGAATAAGAACATTTTCTGGAGGTTCACCAAATAATAATAGTATTACCCCATTCGTTGACCAGGGATTTGAGGACATAGCACTAGACACAACAAATTATCTTTCCAGTCCAAGGATAATATGTTCAGAGGTAAATGAAAATAATTATTTGCAAGATTATCCAGGTAAAAAATCTTTCACAATGGAAGTTAGTTTAATTACCAGCGATTCTAGAGTTTCTCCTCTTATTGATTTGGATAGAGTTAATATAATTACTACTGGAAATAGAATGAATTCTACAGTTTCAAATTATGCTACAAATCCATTAGTAAATTCTCTCTTAAATGACCCTTCTGCAGCTAGTTACGTTACTAAAGTTGTTAGATTGGAAAGGGGATCTGATAATTTGAAAGTCTTCTTTGATGCATATAGACATAGTACTAATGATATACGAGTAATGTATAGACTCTTCAGATCAGATTCAGATCCTACTACTCAGTTATATGAATTATTCCCAGGATATGATAACTTAGATGAAAATAAAAATGTTATAAATCCATATGATAATAATGGAAAACCAGATATTGAAGTAGTACCATCATCCACATTGGCTGATTTTAGATCACATGAATTTACTGCAAAGAATCTACCATTGTTTAATGGATTCCAAATTAAAATTATTATGACAGGAACAAATCTTGCATATGTTCCTCTGATTAGAGATTTACGAGTAATTGCTTCAGTATAACTATGAGAATTCCAGTAGAAGGTAATCCAGGGTTTTATCGTGATCAATCTAGTGGAGCAATTCTAAATTGCTCCGATTCTGAATACAATTCTTATGTTCAATTGAAACAACTTAAGTTAAAGGAAAAAGAAGAAATCAATCAACTAAAGGAAAATGTTAGTAAGGTTGATTTACTTCAAAAAGAAATAGATGAAATTAAGGACATGATGAAAATGATTTTGAAAAAAATGGATTCTAACTGATAAATAATTAAAAATACAGTAGAATAATGGCGGCAAGAAATGTAAATCTAGTTCTTGAACAGGGGGTTGACTTTCAAGCCACCTTTACAATCAGGAATACTAATAATGCACCATTAAACCTAACTGGATACACTGGTATTTCTTCAATCAGGAAACATCCATCATCTTCAACTTCTTATCCTTTAACTCTTAGTTTTGTAGATAGACTAAACGGTAAAATTGCAGTATCTATGGGATATACTGCAACCGATTCTATAGAAGGTGGTCGATATGTTTATGATGTAGTTCTTATTTCTCCAAATTCATATAGAACAAGAGCTATTCAAGGAAATGTTCTAGTAACTCCAGGAGTTTCATAATGACCGATTATATAGTAACTTTAAATGAACCAGGTCCGTATAGGATTGGAGTTGATTATGAAATTCCAACAAAATCAATACAGTATGGGAATATTATTTTAGATAATATAAATTCCCAATTTACTGGCGTTGCCCATACTTTTGGACTTTATTCATCATCTACATCATATGTTCCAATTAATGATCAACAGTTAATTGTTGTCAAAAATAATTTGGTGATGGAACCAAATGAAGATTATACCACTTCAAGTAATAATATAATTTTCACTTCTGCTCCAAATCCTGGTGATGATGTTTTTATTATAGCTTTAGCAACAACTGCAGATTTGACAAGAACCATTAATTATGTGGTTGATAGTGGATCAATATCAATGGTATCTGGTAATAAGGGATCTGTAACTTTAGATGTTAGTGGTGTATTGGAATCTTTAACTATTTTATCTGATCAACAGGGAGATTTAACACTAGACATTAAAAAATCGAACTATTCTACATTTCCAACATTTACTTCTATTGTTGGTGGAACTTATCCACAAATGACAAACTCTAGAAAAGTTCGTGATGATGTTCTTACAGGTTGGACGAAAACTATAATTGCTGGAGACATTTTGACTTTCGATGTGATATCAGTCAATAACATTAATAGGTTTCTAATCTCTCTGAAATTAAAATTATAAATAAAGATAGTTATTACAAAATCGTAGCCTGTAGGGGAGTTATTTCGAATGGCACTATTAGTCCCAAATATAGGAGAACTTGAGTCGCTTAGGTATCTAGTTGCACAAAACAATCACACTGCAAGTCTTGCTGACCAGTCTCCCAGAAACTTAGTTTTAAAACTTTTTACCAGTAATACTACTCCAGCAGAGAGTGATGTTCCTTCAGCTTCTGCGTATTTTGAGCCATATGGTATAGGTAACACGAATGCTTATGGGTTTGCTCCTACTACAGGCTATCCATATTGTGTAAATAATAGATCTGATCAGACATATACTTCACAGACAGGTATTCTTTTGAATGGTTCTCGTTGGAGAATCAATCAGGTTGGTTCTGGAACAACTGCAACATATCCAGAACAAACATTTACCTTCACTGGAGCAGCCGGGGATGTTTATGGTTATTATGTAACCAGAGCAAACAACATGCCTGTTTCCGTACAAGGTGTAGTCCATTATGCATCTGTAGGTATTGGAACAACTATAACCAAAGGTGATAATACCGACCCAGTTATTGGAGTTGTTGGTAACTCTTATATCACTGTTGATCCAGATCAAAACGTTGATGATTTAACTCTTGGAATGAGAGTTGCAGGAAACGCTGGTATTCAAACTGGTACAATTGTTATTGGAATCGACAGAGCATTAAAAGTTGTTTATTTGGATAAACCACTTATTGACAACATTCAGCTTGCAACAGATCCAAGTGTAACTTTCAGTTTTGGAAAAATTGTTGCAACTGGACACCAATTGGTTGCTGGAGATATCCTATATGTTGCAGCAGGAACTGGTAATACTACTTTGACATCTGGAACATATACCGTATTCTCTGTTCCTAATGCAAATGAGTTTACTACTACACCAGCACTCACAGCTACTCCAAACGCATCTGCTGGATTGAGTACCGCAACTCTTTATAGTTCAATTATGTATGCAGAAAGATTTACTAACGGACCATACACAATTGCTAACAACGGAGACCAAATCAAAATTACTCTAAACGTTGCTCTAGATTGATTTTATATTAAAAATTTAATATTTTTTGATGGTGAGAGGATTGCATTTTTATGGCGATCCTCTCTTTTTCTTTAAAAATTCTGTTGGGCTATCTCTATGACAGTCTATGTTTACAATGAATCCACTGGAATTAACTCATTTTCTACTGAGGATTATGGGTTAATTTCAGCTGCGACGACAGTATCAGTAGACAATGGACTAATAACAGAACCAAATCCAGTATACACTCCAGCTCCAAGTCCTGAAGATGATTGGTATCTCATATCAGTTGGAGAAACTCTCTATCCATATGGATCGTTATTTACCTTATCTTCAGGTAGAGAGTCTATTACATATGCTACATATGTTGCTTCTGGAAATATATCCTTTATAGCTAAGACCGCGACAGAGAAAGTAACCTTTACTTGGGTTGGTAATGGTACTTTATTCGAAATAGGTAGCGGATTAGAAAGAACACTAAGACCTTACGTATCTTCCGGAACCTTACGACTTGGTGAAAATAATTCTGCGGAATCCTCACTAACTGTACAAACCGCAGATACAACAAATACTCAACTCTTCAGCATTTCTGGATTTGCTGTAGAAAAAGACGTAGACGCATATAACGGCACTGGACTACTAAGTATTGATGGTTCATCTATCATTACGCAAACCGGATCCATATTTGGTTCCGGTTCATTAATTCTTTCAGATTCTGCAAATACTTCTCGTTTAACACCTTACGTAGGTTTTGGTACATTAAACCTCTCATCGAATGTTATTGAGAGTGAAACCGAGACCTATATTGGATTTGGAACGTTACCTAGCCTTTACAATTCTGATACTGTACATCCTTTTGTTGATTATACTCCACATTATGGTATAGATCAAAACATTGGTGTCGGTACTTTTGGAATTAGATTTGTACCTGGAGCTGGATTTACACCAGACGGAGATGGAAATCCTCGTGATGCCAAGACATATTCCAACAGATATGGAAATGTTAATGGCGATACGAACTCCGGTTCTGGTATAGGTACATTTAGATTTGATCAAGTAAGAAACCTTGCTGTTTATTCTCCACTAACTCCTTACTTCGGAGTAGGTCTTTTTGTAATTAATGGAAGTGTTTCCGAATCATTTACAAGATCAAGTTATTTTGGATTAGGTGAGATCGGTATTTCCAGTGGAGCTACTGGATTTGGTAAGTTTGGAACATATACTTATGCTGGTCTTGGAACAGTTGTATATGACCAGGAAAATGCCGAAGAAAGAATTTCTAATTCATATGTTGGTGAAGGACTGGTAGTTATTGATGCATTTGCATCAGATATTAAGAAAACAAAATCTTATGTAGGAATTGGTGTATTAGGTTATTTCTCCGGTGCTTCCGAATCTTCAACAATATCTCAAGTTGGAGATTCGGTCTTATTTAATATTTCCGGAACTTCTGTACAAAGTCTCACTATCAATCCGACAGAAGATACTATTCTATATCAGATTTCTGGGGAGTCTAATGCAAGTCGCACTTATGTATATGAAGGTGATGGAAATCTAAGTATAGTTGGATATTCCGATATTAGTATCACTCGAAATGACGGATCAACTGTCTTGTTCCACTTCGAGACTCATATTTCGGATAGTGAATATGACACTTGCGATTCCACAGAAGTTACTTGTGATTATCAAGATGCAGCACTTGTAAGTTTCGTAAGTAATCCACCTGAAAATACAGTTCTATTTAATTTAAGTGGATTAGCTGATACTAGAGAAATTGATCTATTTGTTTATAGTGGAATAGGTTCAGTTCAGTTTGTTGGAGGATTTACTGATCTTAAGCTAACGAATTCTTATTCTGGAATAGGAACTCTATCTATAAGTTCTAACCTAATTGAAAAAGAATCTGAGATTTATATTGGAATTGGTACAATACTTAAGTTGTCCGGAGGTTCGGAATCTAGGGTAACTAATGTTCCACAGAACACAATTCTTTTTGAAATTACTGGATCTGCTCAAACAAGAATTGAACTTGAATATTCTAATGTTGGAGTTGGAAACATCACAATTTCTGGTGATGCGTCTACAAGACAAACCGATCTGTTTGAAAAATCTGGTACTGGTTTAGTAACGATATATGGTGATACTTCATATCGATTCGTACCATCACCGGAAGGTTCTGGAATAGTCTCAATTGGTGGATTTGCGGACAACTCACTATCGAAGACCTACAATGCGTTAGGAAGTCTATTTGCAGTCTCTTCCGGAAGAGAGTCTTATATAAGGTCAACGTACACAGGACTAGGAACAATTTATATTCTACAGAATGTTGGAATAACTACAATAAATCCTTTCCAAATACCAAGAACTTATGTATGTATTATTTAAAATTGCTCTAAATATATCAGAGAAAGTAGTAGTTTGAAAGTAGTCGTACTATGACTAAGCAGGTACAGCTAAGAAGAGGGACAAGTGCAGAACACGCATCATTTACTGGTGCTGTCGGAGAATTAACAATTGATACCACTCTTGATGTGGGTGTTGTTCATGATGGTAGTACTGTAGGTGGCCACCCTCTAGTTGGAACCAGAGCACCACAAACTATTGTTAATAAAACATCAATAGGAATCGGAACTACAGTTGCAAATTCTGAATTAGTCGTAGTTGGTAATGCTGATATTAGTGGTTCTGTAAACTCAGAATATTTAAATATAAATGAAAGATTTCTTTTAACAAAAACTGGAATAATATCCGCTGTTTCCAGTAATAGAATATTAGGAATTGCTACTTTAGGACTCAGAAAAGGCGATACTGTAACAATTGGAGCTGGTGTAACTTTAGGGACAGGAAGTACATCAATTATTACAGGATTTGGATCTGATATTATATTATTAGCTGATAATTTCGCAAGTCGTCTTGTTAATAAGACTGGTCGATTTGAATTCCCAAGTTCTTTTAGTATTATTGGAATAAACACTGCAAGTATTAGCGTAGGATATGGAATTACTGGGCAATACTTACGTTCGGATGAACAAGTATTTTCTGTAGGAATAGATCAAATCCAATTAACCTACGGGGCAACAAATCCTTTCTCTGGCGAAGTAGATATTCTTGGAAATACTACAGCAGGAAGTAATGTAATTGCTGGTGTAAGCGCTCTCGATACTGCTCAAGTTGAAATTGGAGCGTTTGTTGAAGATTTAGATAGTCCTTCTAATATTTCCGCAGGTACTACTGTAGTCTCAAAGACTACAACTACAATAACTATATCCACAAATGCTACACAGACACTCGCTGGAACAACCATAGGACTTACTCGTGATTACAACTTTGTTCTTACACCTCCTCCTATCACTGATAATAATATTGTAATTGGTAATCCAAAAGCCGGAAGAGCAGATATTCCAAGAGTATACTCCGATTTTATTGATACAAGCGATATCAATAGTACTGCGGCAATTGTCAATACACTATTCAGTGATACATCATATACAAATCAAGCTAATATTAATTCGGGTATTATTACTACAGCCTCAATTAATTCAGCAGTTGTTAGTAATTTAAATGCAACTACCGTATATTCAAATGATGTTAATATCAATACCGGTATTATTACAAGTGTTATAATTTTAGGTTCCAATATTACTAATTCCAATACTAATACTGCTAGGATTAATATTGGTATCATTACTTCTGCAACCATAACTGGTGCTGGAATTACTAACCTTAATGTACAGACATCTACAACTAATCAGGCAAACATCAATATTGGTATCCTCACAACTGCTACAATTGGTGGAGCTACTGTTACTAATATAAACGCTACGAATTCTTATACAAATACGGCTAATATTAATAGTGGTATCATTACTACTGCTACAATTACTGGTGCTACCGTAACTAATGCTAATATTAGCACGTCTCACCTCTTATACAAACATTGCTAATATTAATACTGGCATTATTACTAGTGCAACTATTAGTTCGGCAGATATTAATGTTGGAATAACCTCATTTTCATTTGTTGCAACATCTTACTCTAATGAAGCCAATATTAATACTGGAATTATAACATCAGCTACGATTAGTCAAGCGGGAATTACAAGTTCTAATACTCAGTTTGCAACTATTGTTAATGCTGGAATCTCCACGTCTTATACTGATGTAGCCAATATTAATAGTGGAATTATTACTTCGGCTACTATTGCTGGCGCAACTATTACTAATGCCAATATTACCACATCATACACTAATGTAGCTAATATTAATCTTGGCGTTGTAACTTCGTTAACTGGCCAGACTAGTATTATTGACAACTCCTTTACTACCACCTCTTATACAAACCAGGCCAATATTAATACTGGTATCATCACTGAAGCCATAATAACTAATGCAGGAATCACTACATCATATACTAATGTAGCTAACATTAATAGTGGAATTATTACTTCAGCCACTATTGATTCCGCTACTATTACTAATGCAGGAATCTCTACTTCTTATACAAATAGAGCTAATATCAATGTAGGTGTAATTACTGAGGCAGTAGTAACTAATGCAGATATTATAACCTCTTACACAAATACAGCTAATATCAATACTGGTATTATCACTGCAGCAACAATAACTAATGGATCAGTTTCAAATCTATATGTCAATTCTGGCAACATTAATACAGGAATTATTACTGGTGCTATAATCACTAATGCCAATATTACTACGTCCTATACTAATGTAGCTAACATTAATAGTGGTATTATTACTGCTGCAACTATTGAATATGCAACTATTCTTAATGCAGGAATCACCACATCATACACTAATGTAGCTAACATTAATAGTGGAATTATCACTAATGCAACTATAACAAATGAAGTAACGACTAATGCCAATATTACTACGTCCTATACTAATGTAGCTAATATTAATGTAGGATTTATAACTGCGGCTACAGTAACTAATGCAAATATCACTACTTCATATACAAATCAAGCTAATATCAATAGTGGTATCATCACTGAAGCCATAATAACTAATGCAGGAATCACTACATCATATACTAATGTAGCTAACATTAATAGTGGTATTATTACTAATGCAACTATAACAAATGCAATAGTAACTAATGCGAATATTAGCACTTCATACACAAATCAAGCTAATATTAACGTAGGTTTAATTACCGCCGCGACGATAACTAATGGATCTGTTTCAACACTATATGTAAACTCTGGCAATATTAACACGGGAATTATTACTGGTGCTATAATCACTAATGCAAATATCACTACTTCATATACAAATCAAGCTAATATCAATAGTGGTATTTTAACATCTGCAGTAATAACTAATGCAGGCATCACAAGTTCATACACTAATGTAGCTAATATTAACGTAGGATTCATAACTGCGGCTACGGTTACTAATATAAATGCCACGAATTCTTATACTAATACTGCTAATATTAATAGTGGCATCATTACTAATGCATCTATCGAATATGCAACAATTCAAAATGCAGGAATTTCAACATCTTATACAAATCAAGCCAATATTAATGTTGGTGTGATTACTGCGGCAATAATAACTAATGCCAACATAATGTGGCTAATATTAATACTGGAATTATTACTTCGGCTATAATAGATTCAGAAGTAGTAACAAATTCTAGTATTTCTACATCTTATACAAATCGTGCTAATATTAATGTTGGTGTAATTACTGCGGCAACAATAACAAATGCGAATGTTACCACTTCATATACAAATCAAGCTAATATTAATACTGGTATTGTAACAACTGCTCATATAAACACTGCATATATTGGATCAGCAAATATAAACATTGGGTTTGCAACTTATCTCGGTGTTACAACTAGTTTAACTGATAGAGCAAACATCAATGTTGGTGTAATTACCTCTGCTGGAATAACTACCGCAACTATTGATAGATTAAATGTAAACACTGGAGTTGCAACTTATTTGGATGTAAGAGTTTCTTATTCAGGAACCTCTTATGTTAATACAGGTATTATTACAAATGTAGGAATTACTTCTGGTTCTGCTAACCTGCTTTATCTTAACGCCGGTATTGCAACTTATCTTGGAATTACTAGTAGTGTAACTAATGAAGCAAAAATCAATGCAGGTATTATAACAAATGCAAATATAACAACTGCTACTGTCAATACTTTAAATGTAAATAGTGGAATTGCGACTTATCTTGGAATTACAACAGCGGTAGCGACTGCATTTAATATTAATACTGCATATATTAATTCTGGTATTATAACCAGTGCAAACGCAAGTTCACTAATAGGACAAAATGTTAATATTGTTAATGGTAACGTAGATAATTTAAATGCAACTCTTGGATTCGTTACTCACTTAAGTGCAACAAACATCAATGTAAGTGGTATTTCTACACTTGGTAATGTTAGAATTGGTACTGGTAATACAAGTTTAGTTGTAACTGGTAATGCAAGAATTACTGGAATTTTAACAATTGGATCGTCTTCAGTAACAATAAATGGAAACAATAATAATGTAAGCGGTGTTAACAGTATTACCGGTAACGTCGGTGTATTTACGAATGTTCAAGTTTCTGGAATTAATACATTTACTTCTCTTAGAAATAACGTTACATTTAAGACATCACAACTTGGAATTGCAACCAATTATGATTTGGTTTTACCACCAACATTAGGTCAGAATGGACAATTACTTGGTTTAAATGCAGATGGAACTCTGGGATTTGCAACTGGTACTGGATTGTATGAAAACAGATATTATGTTTCTTCAGTTAATGGTGATGACGCAAATGATGGTAAAACTCTTCCAGTTAAAACCATTAAGAGGGCATCACAATTAGCATCTTTTGATAGCTTTATCATTCCTGGTCAAAGATACCTTGATGCTGGTAATTTAATTGAATCCAACAAAGAATTCATTAAAGAAGAAGTAGTAGCTTATCTTGAATTCAACTATGAGGATATTTCAACTCGTTTGATGGATTATGATCCAGTAATTTGTAAAAGAGATATTGGATATCTTGTAGATGCATTAGCTTATGATATTAGATTTGGTGGAAATTCCAAGTCTAGAGAAGCTGGATTAGCGTATTGGTCTGGTGCTACTTCATATGTTGCAGGTGAAGAAGAAGAGGCTATTTTTGCATATGAGTATATTAAATTCCTTGGTCAATATATTATTAATAACCAGTCGCCACCAACCCTTTATCAGACTGCAGTATCTCAAACTTTTGATTTTACAATTATTGATGATCCAGAGAATACAAATACAAACTACTTCCATAGATCTAAAGATGCTAGAAATCTGATCATTGGCAACCGTCAAGAAATTATTGATAAGTCTCTTGCATCTGTAGCTCTTGCTGCTACAACTGGATTCTACTTCCCAGGTGAACAAGAAACTAATGAAAGATCCAGATATTATGATTCTTATAAGTTAATCCAGATTAACAAACAAGAAATCGTAGATAAATCAATCGCATCTATTGCTATTGGATTCCCAACAGGATTCTATGTTCCAGGCCCTGGAGTCACATCAACTACAGAAGATTCCAGATATTATGATGCTTATAGATTAATCCAAATTAATAAGAGTGAGATTGTTGCTACCGCTTTAACTGCAATATCCGTTCAATACCCAACACTTTGGTCTTCTGGAGTTTCTTCAGCTAAGTGTCAGAGAGACTTGGGATACTTTGTTGATGCAGTCTCTACTGATGTCTTTACTGGTGGTAATAATTATGCAAGAGCTTTCACAGGATTCTATTTTGTTGGTGTAGGAACTACCAGTTTAGCTGGAGAAGAACAACAAACAATTTACGGATTCCAACAAGCTGGAACTCAGATGAGAAGAGCTATTACAAATCTTCTCACAAATAAGAATTTGAATGTTTCTAGTGGACCAGAAACATATAACGGAGGTGGAGGTAACGTAGGTGTTTCCAGTACAACTGCATGTACAGATGTACAAAATACCATTGTTTCTCTCGTTGGAATCGTAACTGCAGCAATAGGAGTTGGAAATACTAGTGGACTCCCTGCAGTAAATTACGGTGATTTTGATCTCAACGTCATTGGATATGGAATGACAGAGGGTATCTGGAAGTGTGCTAGAGATACCGGATTCTTTATTGATGCCGTTTCTACTGATGTGTTTACAGGTGGTAATAATTATGCTCGTGCATTTACTGGATTCTATTTCAGTAATGTAGGTAATCTTCTTGCGGATGGTTTAGCCGGAGAAACCGCAGAATCTAATTATGTGTTTGAGAGTGCTAGAGATTACATGAAGAAAGCTGTTACCAATCAGCTTAATTCTAGAGATCTTACTATTACTGCAGATCCAGTAACTGGATTTAACACTGATCCTAATTCTTGTTCTAATGTAAGATCAACTATTGATACGTTGACTGGAATTGTTACAACAGCTGTTGGTTCTGGTAGTACTGCTGGAATTGGTGCAACAACAAATTATGGATATTTCTTGGTCAACTCTACCTATAATGTAAGTGATTTTGTAGGAATTGGAACCACTAATGTTGTTGGTGGACGTAAATGTGCAAGAGATCTTGGATACATTGTCGATGCTGTTGCTCAAGATATCTCTTACGGAACTAACCAACATATTCTTTATGCAACTAAAAAGTACTTCGATGGTGCTGGTGCAGCAAGAACAGATGGATTGTTGGGTGAAGAAGTAATCTCAGCTTACGCATTCCAGAGTTTAGGTACTTATGCAAAGAGAGCTGTAACAAATTGGTTAAATTACCAGGATTTAAGTATCCAAAATGATGTTAGTGTTGGATCCACAAACAAAGATGTAAATGTTTGTGCGAACATAAGATCTAATATTGATAACCTTGTTGGAATTCTTACAACTGCAGTCATTAGTGGAAGTATTGTTGGAATTGCAACTACAAACTTAGGTTTAACCGATTGTGCGGATGTCAGATCTGCATTAGTTAACTATGTTGGCATCATTACAACTATTGTTGGTCTTGGCACAACTGCAGCCCCAGCATTGGTTGCACCAGGAACACAGTCACAACCTGTTTGTATTATCGTTGAGGCTGGAAACTATGTAGAAGATAACCCAATCATTCTTTATGATGATGTTGCAATCGTTGGCGATAACCTAAGAAATACTATAATTAGACCTGCAAATGCTGGTAAAGATTTATTCCGTGTAAGAAATGGAATCTATCTCACTGGTTTTGCTATGAAGGATGCGATTGATCTCGCAGGTGTTCCCCAAAATACATTTGATTACGCTGTAGCTTTTGATGATCCTTCGGATAATCTAACTTCCAGAGCCGGTTATGCTACTAAATTAGACAAACCAACTATTACTAGATCTCCATATATTCAGAACTGTTCCATTCTATCATTCTTAGGTGGTAATGGAATGTTGGTTGATGGAAATAAAGTACTAACACCAAACGTACCTCTTATTTCTGAAGAGGTAGAAGTTGGTCCAGATGCTATTCAACCAGAACAAGGTAAGTCCATGGTTGCCGCAGCATTTACGATGGTTTCCTTCGGTGGTATCGGTTGGCGTGTTATTAACGATGGATATTCACAGGTTGTTTCTTGTTTCCAAATTTTCTGTAGATATGGATCCCTAGCGCAGTCTGGTGGATACCTATCCATTACAAACTCTGCAACTAACTTCGGTTTATATGCTTTAAGATCTACTGGATATAGTAGAAATTCGTTCATTTTTGATCGTGGTAGAGTTGCCGCGACTGGCACTTCTGGTGGATTACAAACACTCAAGGCAGTTGGATATGGTAGATCTGATGTTGAAAACTATATTCTCAGATTCTTCGATGGAAATGGAGTTGATAGAACTTCACAGTTCAAACCAGCAGTAACAGTAAAAGAATTTAATGGAGCTACTGGAGTTGGTCTAACTGAGAATACTATTACAATTACAACTCACGGATTTAATAATGCTGATCCAGTTATTTACAATGGAGACGAACAAGTAATTCCAAATAGAATTGTTGGTGGACTGGTTAACGACAACCAATACTATGTTGTTTATATTGATGCTGATAATTTCAAGTTAGCTGAAGATGAGTCATTGAATACCATCGTTGACTTGACTTCACTAAGTACTGGTATTCATACTATTACAAAGTCAACTCAAGACTTCTTCGTAAAAGAAATTATTGATTCACATAATTCATATCAAAAACTAACCCTTGCTGGAGTGGGTTCTACAGCATCGTTTGTTTCTGGTAGATTAATCAGTCAAACTGTAGTTGGAGGAACTGCAACTGGATTTGCGGTAACGTATAACAACACTACTAGAGAACTTATTGTCGCATTAGAACTTTCTTCTGGAGTTAGAAGGAATTTCTCAGTTACTAATGGAACAACAGTATTAAACATTAATGATCACAGTCCATCTCCGATTTCTATCGGGGTAAGTGCTGTTGTCGGATTAACTACTTATTGGACTGTTGAATTTAAGACAGATTCTACAATAGCTGGAACACTCGTTCAGAATATTGGAACTTTACCTGAAGTGTATAAACTACACTTCCACAGACCATCTATTGTAAACTCTTCATCACACACTTGGGAATTCTCTGGTTCTGGTATAGATTATAATGCTCTCCCACAAAATGGAGGTCAAACCGATCCAAGATCTGAACAAGTTTCTGAACTTGGTGGTAGAGTTTATTCATCCGGTACCAATGAACTTGGAGACTTTAAGATTGGTGATTCGATTGTTGCCTATAACAGAACTGGTAACATTATCTTCAATAATACTGTTACTATTGGTACTCTTGATTCTATTAGATTATCGCTGTCTGGTGGTAACGTAATTGAAGAGTTCTCTACGGATACGGATCTTGGTGATAATGAAATTGGTGGACCTAAGCACTCTAGAGTTCCTACACAACTTTCAACTAGATCATTCTTGAATAATAGACTTGGAGATTTTATTGATAAATCAGTTTCTACAAACGCTATTCCTAACGCTGTTGTTCAACTCAATTCAATCGGTCAAATTAATGCTGATCTAATTCCACCAAAAACTGTCAATTACTATAAGTCTTCAGTAGATGGTGGAAGAACTCAGTTAGTTAACTATATTCCTGCTACTAGC